AGGCCTGGCTCACCACCCTTCAGCGCGTTGCTGACGATCTTGTGCCAGAGCTCTTTGGCCGAAGCGGAGCCAACGACTTTGCCGTTATGCTTGAGTTCGAGGATACCTTCCTCTTTGACCAACTTGAAGAAACGCTCTGGATCCTCATCGAAGATGACACTGACATTGGCGTTGTTCAGCTGGTTCTTGTCGAGCTTGGCGTCGAGGAACTCTAGGATGTCTCCGTGCGTCAGGTTCAGAGCCATCATCAGAGCGATACGGCGACCACCTCCAGCCTTGAGCTCGTCTCCGATGCTATTCACCATCCGCATTTCACTGACGGCACCGGTCGCTATTCCTCCGGTCCCTTCAATCTTTGAGTTTCTCGGACGGGTGGGAGAGTAGTTACAACCGACTCCTCCTCCAGTTCCTGAAATCACCACAGTGTCGTGGAGTGTTTTTCCCCAACCTTCGCGACTATCCTTCGTAGGTATGACAAAACAGTTCAGGAGTTGGGCTTTCGGTCTGCCAGATCCGTACCAGATTCGTCCGCCAGGAAAGAAGAGATTCTTCTTCAGGATGTCACTGAAGAGTTCTTTGTACTCGGCGACGTGACCGTTCGTTTCGGCTGCAGCCATGTGGGAAGCCACACGATCGCATGCCTCCTGCCAGCTTTCATTCTCGTGTCTGGCGTACCTCTTCTTGAATATCTCCAGCGCAAAGCCAGCCGGCTCGTAGATTTCCGTGGTCATGTTTCTGAGCTCCTTTCACTTGTCGGCTGTGCCGGTCTTGCCAGAGATGAGTTTATTGTAGCGATCGGCGAGAACTTCCTTCCTGTTCTGATTGTTCTCCATGAACATGGCGATCGGATCATCCCCATGCTGAAGCACGGTGACCTTGACAGTCGCGGTGTTGAGGGTAAACGGAAGAACGATTCCGTCCCGGCCGAGGCGGGACTTGGCAATGAAAAGCCGTCCCATGTTCGACTGTTTGTCTTCCATCCGACGACTAATCGTGATGATCACATCACAAACGGTAGCCTTGGCGAAGCTCTCCGCGATGGACGAAAGGGTGACGATCTCTTCGTTCATGCCGCCGCGGTTGGTCTGGTCCGCCGTGATGAGGACGACGTTCAGCTCCTGGGCAAGGGCGCGAAGTTCCTCGTAAACTCCAGCCAACTCAAAACGGTGGTCGCCATACGAACGGGATCCACGCATGAGGTCAGCGTAGTCCACCACCACCATGTCCGGAACGAATCCTTTGGTGGACACCAGGCGCTGGATGTAGGCTCGCAGAGTCTGGACGGTCGCCGTCTTGGTGGCGAACTCCTTGATCATGAGCCGACCCTTAACTGCGCCTCGGACGTCGGCCTCGACCTTCTCTTTGTGGTCAGGGACGCTGTTGATCTCGATCCCTGAGAAGTACGAGTCGTGACGCAGACCGATCTTGTAGTCCGCCATCTCCAGGGTTACGTACAGAACGTTCAGTCCCTGTGCCACGCCTGCGGCGGAACAGTTGACCAGGAACATGGACTTGCCAGATCCGGTGCCACCAATAAAAGTCGTCAGAGTCTGGCGTTCCCAGCCACCGTTGAACTCCTTATCGACAGTTGGCCAACCGGTCGAGATCGGCTTCCGGATGGAGCGCTTGCTACGGTAGTCAAACCCCTCATTGTAGTCGTGTCCGAGATCTCTGGCTCCACCCTTGTTGAGAGCATCCTTGATGACGGACTGAATGGAGTCAAACTTGCCGCTCTCCATCATGTTGATGGCTTCCATGAGTCCATCTTTCAAGCTCTGCTTCTTGCAGAACTCAAGTGAACTCTCCTCGATGAAACCCTTGTCGCCGTTGAGCGGGGTCTTCTTGGAACGATCGAGGTATTCCCGAACCTGCTGGTTGACGACGGCGTCAGTGCTGTCGTCCTGACGGGTCAGCATCACGTCCAGGATGTCAGGAGACGGGTACGTCTTGTACTTGTTCTTGTGATCGTAAAAGCTCTGGACGATCTCCTGGAGATACTTGAGATCGAAGTATTTCGATTGGAGGACGTCAGCCATCTGCTCGGCGAACTGGTAGTCCTGCAGCAAAGCCTGCACAACTTTCTCTTGGTACGTCTTTCCCATCTTCGAGAAAGTTTCCGTCACCTCTGCTGCCGTCTGCTCTGGTTCCATCGTCATCCTCCGAACCGCTTCATTGTGTCCGTCCACATCTGGGCCACCCGTTTCTTCAACTTGTTCTTGTTCTGGTCAGTCAAATTTTTGGCAAAGCCTGGGGACAGAAGCTTGAGCATGGTCTTGTAGAATTCATCGGCCGACTTCCCGATAACCTTCATCACCTCAGCCCTGCTGCCTACGCTTGTTAAATGGTTTTCCACCCTACTGAGACCCTGTTGTATAAACGCATTAAGTTCCAGGGGATTGTTGAAGTAAGACTTTTTGTCATCGCCCTTCTTTTTAAAGACCTGGCTCCGTCTTTTTGGATCCTGTGGGTGGATGCGGTTATAGTCCATGTAATGGATGAACTCGTGCCAGAAGAGTTCCTTGGCCCGATCCATGATCTTCTCGCCGTGTGATGCCACAAGACCCTTCCACTTCTCTGGAGTCAGCTTACTGACGACATCGGGTGGGAGCTCGACGTAGATCTCGATCCGTTTGTTTAGAGAACTGACCGTCCCACCCTTGAACTGGGCCCGTCGATCCAAATTCTTCTTGCCAGCTTCGACATTCTCGACCTTCTTGACAAAATGGATATCGAGGTCGGTCAGTTCAGGATCTGTCAGAAGCTCTCCGATGTTCACCACGATGTTTTTCTCAGGCCCCTTGGATACACCCAACTTGGCGACGGGGATGTTTCGTAGGGCAACCTGCACCCTCCGACCAATGTCGATGGCCCTTTGGCGGAACTGTTGGTCACTCGCCCCTTCGCTGAAGATCTGAAAGTACTGATCGAGGATGCTCATGACGCGGTCGCCCGGAGTTGGTACGCCTTGAGAACTGAGAACATGTCCTGGTCGACGACTTGAATCCCATGACGGGCGAAGTTAAGTTTTAGCTCCGTAAAATTAAACTTCGGTTTCTGTTCAGTGGCGGAGATCCTGACCGTCCTGGCAGACTGCGAACTGATGATTGGATGTGAGAGTTGCATCAGTTGTACGTTCTCCAGAAGACGATCCCACTGATCAAGTATGCTCTTGTACTTAGGCCCGTTGGTGACGTTTGCTTCCGCATGAGTCCGAATTTCTTCGAGACTAGATTCATGCTCAGACAAGAAAGGGAAGAGCTTGAGAGCAGTCTTCTCCCCGATCCCCCCCATCCCCTTGATGTTATCGCTGCAGTCGCCCATCAAGGCCTTGACAAAGATATAGTTCTCCGGCATGACGTTCATCTTTTCCATCATCTCGGCACGGGTCCAGTACATCTTCTTCGTCGGAGAATAGACCAACGTCAGATTGTCAACCAACTGGAGCATATCCCGATCTGAAGTGACGACGACCTTCTCGTTGTCGGCGAAGACGAACTTACAGAGAAACGCGATCACGTCATCCGCTTCGATGTCTTCCACTTCAATCTGGACGGCGCCAACGAGCTCGAGGAACTGTTTGAGTCGTTTCAGTTGGCTCCTCATGTTCTCCTGTTCAATCTGTGCACCCTCGGTACCAAGCTCACGGTTTAATCGTACCCGACGCCCCTCTTTGTAATCTGAGTAAACACCTCGTCGACGCTGTGATCCACCATCGCCGTCCCAGGCCACGACGACACGGTCTGGTTGCACCTCACGGATCTGCGCCTTCATGCTCTTGAGGAACCCGACGATGCCACCGATGGGATCGCCGTTCGTATCCATCGTCGGTACGACGACGAAACACCTGATGAAGATGTTGAGTCCATCAATGATCAGGATCTTGGGAATTGTCGACATTGAGACCTCTCATGACCGAGACACACGTCGGACAGTTTACAGGAGCGGTCTTGATGATCTGCCCATCATCGTCTACCATAACCGAATTAAAACCTATCTTGTTCCCGCACGCCGGACCTTTCGTGTCTTCTTTCCTGCCCTTGAGCAGCAGGAAGGCTTTCATCGAGAGGTGAGACAGAATCATATCTTCTTGAATACTCCGCCACCGGGGGCCGCGGCTTTCGAGGACACGCCTACACCCTTCTCACCGGCGACCTTCTTGATCAGGGCCATGCGGGCCGCCTGATCGACCGGAGCCTTTGTCTCGACCTTATGGAACAGAGGAGTCGGATTGGTGACACCACCCTGGACCTCCGTCTGCTTCACGACCGTAACATTCAGCATCTTCGGTGTCTCGTACACCCGGTAGGCGTCCTTGTTCCTGAGGAACACCTTCACGAATTTCTGGTAGAACGACATTGGGTTCTTCACTTCAAGACGCGGATTCATACGCCTCAAGATGTCATTCACCATCGGGATGCGGGACATCCCCTTCTTCGTCTTTGGATCGAAGATCGCCGTGAGAACCTGCCGTTCGGCAGCCGTCAGGCGCTTCAGATCGATTCCGTGCATCTTCCCCTGCCAGCTGGGATTGAGCACGAATACTTCCTTGAAACGATCACCGGTGTCTTCGTCGACTATCTTCTGGATGTAGGTGAATCGGATCACCTGCGCTGGCTTGAAGATTGGCATTGGTTACCAGTCGTCGAAATTGGTTAGACAGTGAGAGTACGAGTCTTTGTTCGTCCTCTCGTGCATCTTCTCGCTCGTCTCTTTTCCAATCAACTTTGATTCGCAGAGTCCACAGCGGACACTCACGATCGTTCCCAGGCTTGTCCAGGTCACGACAAAGGAAAAGAGTCCGCCGATGGCTCCGCTGTACGGAAACTGCCCGTCATGGGACTCGTCCAAGTGCTTCTGAACCCATACCTCATACAGGTCAGACTCGTACTTGTCGAGCTCAAATGTCGCCATTGACGACCGCCTCCTGCACGGCTTCTGAATCCATTAGAGATTCCGGATCGAGTAGGACATCCTTCGGCTTCTCGCCGTAGCGGACGATCATGTGTTTCTCCAGCAAACCGAGGACGCACTTCCTGACCTCCGGTCTCTTGAGGATCTCTGTCCAGCCGCTCTCCTGGAAAGAAATGCCGAGGTCCTTGCCGGCGTGAACGCCCTTCTCCTGGATCTTCCCGGATGGGAAGGAGGAAAGGTAACACCATCCGCCCTGTTTGAACACCTCTTCGCACTCGTGAAGGCGCTGCAACCATGAGCTCTCGTCGTCGATCCCTGAGGCGAAGAGGATGTCGAACTCGCACTTACGCCACGGTGGGCCCATGCGGTTCTTCACGATCTTGGCGGTCGTGTGAACCCCGTAAATCTGCTCTGTCTTGTCGTCCTTTTGCTTTGCACCACCGTTCAGGCGGATACGAACAGACGAATGGTATGGGACAGCCTTCCCACCCGGGGTAGTCATCGGGTCACCGTACATGACGCCGATCTTGGTCTTTAACTGGTTCGTGAAGACCAGAGCGATCCGCTCCTTGCCAAGCGTCTCGGTGATCTTCCGCATCATCTTCGCGAGCACCTTCGACTTGGCCAGCTGCAGATCCATGCCTATCTCGAAGTCTCCCTCGATCTCGCACTTGCATGGGGTCGCCGCGATGGAGTCCCAGGCGATGAGCACCAGCTTGTCTGGAGCACGGGTACGTGTCATGATGATGATCTTCTCGATCATCTCTCCGACCTCCTCGACGGTCTGTGGTTGAAGATAAATCATCTCCTTGATGTTCACCCCCAGGCGGACCATGAACTCAGGGTTAGCCGAGTTCTCCACGTCGATGTACGCCGCAATGCCGCCACGACGTTGGGTCTCGGCGATGAGGTGAGCGACGAGGAGCGACTTACCAGACGCCTCTTCACCAGAGATCTCGGTCAGCTTCCCTACCGGGATCCCTCCGTTCTTCCTGTTGGAGATGATGTAGTCGAGAAGGACCGACCCTGTGCTGATGAATTCCTTCACCTCGGTCGGGTTGTCCTCGTCAGTGGCAAGACACCAGGCGACCTTCCCCGTCTTGTCCTGGTCCTTGTTCAGTTCCCCGATGAGAAGCTTGCTGAGCTTGAGGGAATCGAGTTCTTTTTCGACTGGTGCTCGGTCCTTCTTGGACTCTTTCTCTTCCTTGTCTTTCTTAGCCATTGACTTCGGCCTCCTTGAGGGCGCGAAGCTGGAAGACCAAGTCTTCGGCATCTGCCTGTTTGAGACACTCCTCGATCTTCGCCTTCACCTTGTCGAAGTCCTTCGAGAAGTTCTGTGAGAGGACCGTCCTCTTTGCCACCATGTCGGTGACGACGACAGTCAGGGTGAGCTCGTAC